GGCACTGCCGCCGGCGTTCTTTGCGAGCCGGTCGATGGAGGCTCGCGCATGAGCCGTGGCGTCGCAATTTTCCTTTGCAATCTCACCATGAGCATGCCGCAGCCGTGGCTCGATGCTGGTTACCGGGTTGTATTGGTTGACCCGCAACATCCGGTGACAAAGATCGAGGGGGGGGTAGAGCGCATCTCGAATACGATCCTTGGCGCTGCCAATCGACTCGGCGAGATCATTCGTGCCGAGCGCGTGGTATTCGTGGCCGGATTCCCGCCTTGCACCGACGTAGCGGTCTCAGGTTCGCGCTGGTTCGCCTCCAAGGCGGCGCAAGACAAACACTTTCAGGCAAAAGCAGCGCTGGTGGCCGAACAATGCCGCATGGTCGGCATGCTGTCCGGAGCGCCTTGGTTCTTCGAGAACCCGGTCAGTGTGTTCAGCAGCATATTTGGCAAGGCTACGCACACGTTCAGCCCAGACGACTACACCGGGTTCTACTCGGACGACAACTACACCAAGACCACGTGCCTCTGGACGGGCAACGATTTTGTAATGCCGCCCCCGCAGCGCGACGAGACGCTTGGCCCGCCGGACGATCGCATCCACAAGTGCCCACCCGGTCCGGAGCGCGCCAACATTCGAAGTGCTACGCCCCGTGGATTCGCATTGGCTGTATTTCACGCCAATGCACCTCACCTCAAACGGTCGATAAGGCCGCAACAACTGATACTGGAAGCAGCATGACTCGCATTTCCGCATGCCGCCCGCGCATCCCAATCAACAAGCAGCAGGGCAGCTACATCGCCGGCAAGGCGATCTACGAAACCGGCCCGAAGACCGAGCAGGAGGTGTTCAGCCTCGGCAGCTTCGGCCTCGTACCTTCGCGCCGCCTGGATGCGCTCAATCGCGCCTTCGACACCTGCTGGCTGCGCCGGACCGATGATGGACTGATTGACCTGACCGACTTCGCCCGCAACCACTACGCAGAGGAGGCGGGCGACGCGCCGCCGGCGCCGTGCCCGAAGGTGGCCGCCCCGCGCCAGGTCAATCTGATGCATCGCCCGCCGCTGCGCAGGGAATACATACCGAACACGCGCGGCACCCGCACTGACATCCCGGCCTGGTCGATCCGCCCGGCGCCGTCATTTCAAACTAAGGCGTGAACCGTTGAAGCGCTCGACACAACTTAAGCAGGGCAAGCCCCTGCAGCGCCGCACCCCGATGAACCGCGTCGGCAAGCTGGCCACGAAGTCGACCGGCTTGCTGGCGAAGGCGAAGCGCCAATCAGAGGAGTCGCGGTTACCGAAGGTGACCAGGTTGCGCAAGCCGACGCGGCCGAAGATGACGCCGATTCGACGTGCAGCGCGCGGGCAGGACTGCACGCTGACGATCCCCGGCGTCTGCAATCGCGACCCGGCGTCGACTGTTCTGTGCCATTCCAATTCGCTTGCTGACGGCAAAGGGATGGGCCTGAAGGCGCCGGACACCGAGGCCTGCTTCGGCTGCTCGAGCTGCCACGACGTGCTAGACGGGCGCCGTCCGCGCCCCGCCTGGCTCTCGCACGAAGGCCTGCTCGCCACCTTCCGCCACGCGCGGATGCTGACCCACGCCATTCTTAGGCAGAAAGGACTGATCGAATGACGATCCTCGCCATCGACCCGGGCCCGGCGCAGTCCGGCTGGTGCTTATATGACGGCAGCGCTGTCGTCGCCGCCGGCGTCATGCCGAACGACGAGATGCTCAAGTACGTGCAGTGGGACCACCACTGCGCCAGCGGCCACCGCCTCGCGATCGAGATGATCGCATCGTACGGCATGGCTGTTGGGCGCGAGGTGTTCGAGACCTGCGTCTGGATCGGCCGCTTCACGCAGGCCTGGCACGCGCCCCACGCCGTCGAACTGGTCTACCGCCAGAATGTGAAGCTGCACCTGTGCGGCAATCCCCGGGCGAGGGACGCCAACATTCGCCAGGCGCTGCTGGACCTGTTCCCGTGCGTCGGTGGAGGCAAGACGCCGCAGATCGGCACCAAGGCCAAACCGGGACCGCTGTACGGCGTCAGCAGCCACGCTTGGCCGGCGCTTGCCGTGGCCATCACCGCGCTCGAAACGTCGAATCCCACGCCGTGAAAGCGAGCCAGCCATGAGCAAACCAGGACAACTTACGGCCAAACCACCAGTTTCGCCGCATGTGAACCTCACGACCGTCGCGCGAGACGGCACAACTGCCAGCGGCTGCGCGCGTTGGCGAGTCAGCTGCAGCTGCGGCCTTACTTTGAACGCTGCGGCGCCGAGCATTCGCCGCGGCGAAACCAAGTGCCCGCGCTGCCAGCCAGCGGTCGGCGATGTCCAGGCAATGGAGATCCTGATGCTGCTGCCGGCAACGTTTGACGCGCTGGCAAACAAGCTTGGCGTGAGCTCCAACACGCTCAAGAGCCGCGTCCGGGCGATGAAGAAGAACGAGTTGTGCCACACCGGCCGCTGGAAACGACCAGTCGGCCCCGGAGCCTTCCAGCCGATCATCGTCGCCGGTCCGGGCGAGGATGTCCCGTGCACGCTGGCCGCGCGCACGAACGCGGACCACAAGCGCAAGTACCGTCGGCGCATCAAGCATGCGATCGCCAAGGCGCAGGCGGGCGGCAAGGAAGATCCGCGGTACATCCGCCACATCAGGCTCAAACAGGCCGATGCGACTGTTTTGCAGGCGAAGGCCCGGCCGCAGACGTGGTTCTCAGCGTTGACATAAACCCAAGCGGGACGCAGCCCGACTGCCATCGGAAAGCGTCCCTGACCAACAACTAATCCTTCACCAGGGAGATTTGAAGTGGCTTCCAACATTTTAGCCGACTACCACGAGTTTCTTAAAAACAAGATCAAGCTGGCGCCGACTCGGGGATTCGATGTCCCGCTCGCACAGATCAATCCTGGCCTGAAACCCCATACGCGCGACATCGTTCGCTGGGCTCTCGCCGGCGGTCAACGTGCGGTGTTCGCATCGTTCGGGCTGCACAAGACCGCGACCAACCTCGAGATCATGCGCCAGATTGGCATTCACCGTCCGGGCCTACGCCTGATCGTCCTGCCGCTTGGCGTACGCCAGGAGTTCGTGCGCGAGGCGGCCGAGCGCTTCACTGGCGAGTGCGCACTGCAGCTGCGCTTTATCCGGTCGACGGCCGAGATCGTTGACGATGTCGTGATCTACATGACCAACTACGAGAGCGTGCGCGACGGTAAGCTCGACGTCAGCCGCTTCCGTGCGGTCGCTCTGGACGAAGCGAGCGTCCTCCGTAGCTTCGGCAGTAAGACGTACCAGGAATTTATGCCGCTGTTCGATGGCATCGAATTCAAATTCGTGTTCACCGCCACCCCCAGCCCGAACCGCTTTAAGGAACTGATCCACTACGCCGGCTTCCTCGGTGTGATGGACACCGGCCAAGCGCTGACGCGTTTCTTCCAGCGTGATAGCGAGAAGGCAGGCAACCTGACGCTGTACCCGCATAAGGAGCAAGAGTTCTGGCTGTGGGTGGCCAGCTGGGCGTGCTTCATCCAGAAGCCGAGTGACCTGGGGCACTCGGACGAGGGCTACGTGCTGCCGCCGTTGGACGTGCGCTACCACGAGGTCCTGAGTAACTACGATGCCGCCGGCGCCGAGAAGAACGGTCAAGGCCTGTTAATCCCGAACGTCGCGATGGGACTGTCCGCCGCGGCAGGCGAGAAGCGCGACAGCCTGCCTGGTCGTGTCGCTAAGGTGGCGGAGATCATCGCCGACGATCAGGAAGACCACTTTCTGATCTGGCACGACCTCGAGGATGAGCGCCACGCGATCCAGCAGACGATTCCAGCGGCGGTTAGCGTGTGGGGCACGCAGGACCTGGACGAGCGCGAGCAGCGCATTGCGGATTTCAGCGACGGGAAGATCAAGTACCTCTCGACCAAGCCGATCATCGCCGGCAGCGGATGCAACTTCCAGCGACACTGCCACCGCGCGATCTTCGCTGGCATCGGGTTCAAGTTCAACGACTTCATCCAGGCGATCCACCGTATCCAGCGCTTTCAGCAGCAGCATCCGGTCCGGATTGACATTATCCATACCGAGGTTGAGCGCGCCGTGCTGGTCGAGCTGCAAAAGAAGTGGCGGCAGCACGAGGCCATGCAGGCCAAGATGGCAGAGATCATCCGCACCTACGGCCTAGACCAGCTGTCGATGCAGAACTCGTTGGCGCGCACGATCGGCGTCGAGCGTCAGATCGCGCACGGCGAGCGCTTCAGCGTCGCCAATAACGATTGCGTGTTGGAGGCGATCGAGCAGCCTGACAACTCTGTCGGCCTGATCGTCACCTCGATCCCGTTCGCCAACCACTACGAATACACGCCGAGCTACAACGACTTCGGTCACACGCAGGACAACGACCACTTCTGGGCCCAGATGGACTACCTGACGCCGCAGCTGTACCGGATCCTGCAGCCCGGCCGCATCTACGCCTGCCACGTGAAGGACCGGATCAACTTCGGCAACGTGACTGGCGCCGGCATCCCGACTGTGAGCCCGTTCCATGCCGAGGCGATCTTCCACGGCCGCAAGCATGGCTTCGACTACATGGGCATGATCACCGTGGTGACCGACGTGGTTCGCGAGAACAACCAGACCTACCGGCTTGGATATTCGGAAGTGTGCAAGGACGGTACCAAGATGGGCGTCGGCTCGCCCGAGTACATCCTGTTGTTCCATAAGCCACAGTCAGACCGCAGCCGCGGTTACGCCGACGTCCCGGTGACTAAGGCCAAGCCGCTGTGCCTGGACGACGACGGCGCCAGGGTCGATTTCGAACGTAAGTTGCCGCCGGTTCCCGGCACCGGATACAGCGTGGCGCGCTGGCAGATCGACGCGCATGCGTTCTGGCGCTCGAGCGGCGACCGCCTACTGTCGGCCCCGGAGCTGGCTGGCTACGGGCCCGGCAAGCTGGCCAAGTTGTTCACGCAGCTGTCACTGGAGAACGTCTACAACTACGAGTACCACGTCGCTGTAGGCGAAGCCATGCTGGCCAACAAGACGCTGCCGGCCGACTATATGAGCCTGGCTCCCGGCAGCCACGATCCCATGGTCTGGCACGACGTGGTGCGAATGAAGACCCTGAACGGCGAGCAGTCGGCCCGTGCAGTCGAGAAGCATGTATGCCCGTTCCAGATCGATATCGTTGACCGCCTGATCCAGCGATACAGCAACCCGGGAGACGTCGTCTATGACCCGTTCTGCGGCCTCGGCACGGTACCGGTGCGCGCGATGAAGCTGGGGCGCTATGGTATGGGGTCCGAGTTGAACCCTGCGTATTTCGCTGACCAGGTGCATTACTGCCGCGCGATGGACCGCGAGCTGTCGGTGCCGACGCTGTTCGACTTCGAGGCGGCAGACGCCTTGCAGCAAGCGGCGTGAAAGGAGTCGTAGATGCGTGACTATGCGAAGGTCGGCCCGAAGTTCTGGATCGGGGCCACCGGCAAGGCGTTGCGCCGCGCCGGCCCCGAGGCGGTCGTCGTCGGTATGTACCTGATGACGGCGCCGACCGCCAACATGCTCGGCTTGTATTACCTCTCGATCGGCACCATCGCCGATGAAACCGGGCTTGGCTTGGAAGGGGCTTCGAAGGGGCTTCGAAGCGCCATCGAAGCGGGGTTCTGTGCCTACGACGACGACTCGCAGATGGTCTGGGTGTATGAGATGGCAAGGTTCCAGATTGCCGACTCGCTCGAACCCCGGGATAACCGCTGCAAGGGCATCCAGAACGAGTATGACAACCTGCTGAAAAACCCTTATTTATCAGCGTTTTACGATAAATACGCCAAGGCATTTCACATGTCCAAAAGGCGCGTTTTCGAAAGCCCCTTGCAAGCCCCTTACAAGCCCCTTCGAAGCCAAGAACAAGAACAGGAGCAAGAACAAGAACAGGAAAATACGAGCGCCACCACGCCCGCCACGGCGGGGACGCCGCCAGCGACGACCGGCGCCGAATCGCACGTGCTGCAGACGATGGAGCGCGCCGCGGAGGACCCTGCGATCCAGATATCGACTGCCCTGAGGCGCATGGGCATCAACGCGAATTCGGTGCACCCAGACGTGCAGGCCTGGGCGACCCAGGGCGTCGACATGCGCTACATCGCCGAGGCGGCGGACATGGCGAAGATGCGCAAGCCGGGTGAGCCTATCTCGGTCGGCTACCTGAGCAAGATCGTGGCCGACCTGGTGCGCAAGGCGGCGAAGACGACCGTCGCGCCTGTCGGCAACCTCAAGTTCAACTTCGACGGCATCGACCGCAGCGGCGATCTCGCGGCCGCCGAGCAGACGATTGCCCGCCACGGCATCGTGATCCCGGAAGGAGACATCGAGTTATGACAACGGAAACGCTGCAACACATCGGCGCGATGCTCCCGTGCGCTAACCTCGAACTGCTCGCCGGAGACTGTGGCGAGCACGGGCGGCGCGAGGTCTACGTCCGCCCTGGCCACGCGTGGTACTGCCCGAAGTGCATGGACAGCACGCTCAAGGCTGAGCGGGACGAGCGATGGAAGGTGGAGCGATCGACCCACCTGCATTCGGTCGCGGCAATCCCGCAGAAGTACCGGGACCAGAAGTTTGCAGCCGTGACGCCGGACCAGAAGGTCGCGCGCGGCACGGTCAAAGCCTTTCGCGACCAGATCGCGCAGCGCTTGCGCTGGACGGTGCTGGCGCTGGTCGGCGGTGTCGGCACCGGCAAGACGCTGCTGGCCTGCGAGCTGGCGGTGGCGCTGATCGACAAGCTCGGTCTGTCGGTGCGCTACGCGACCGCCCAGACCATCGTCAGCGAGGTCCAGGCGACCTACGGCACCGAGGGGAAGAGCGAGGAAACCGAGATCGCCCGCTTTGCGCAGTACGACGTTCTGATCATCGACGAGATCGACGCCAAGCGCTCGAGCGAGAACGCGAACTTGCTCCTCACCGAGATCATCAACCGCCGCTACAACGCGGAAAAGCCGGTCGTCGTCATCACCAACCAGGCCTTCGACACGCTCGCGCGCTTCGTCGGCGACCGCGTTGCTGACCGCCTGCACGAAAACGCCTACGTCTGCGCGTTCAGCTGGCCAAGCTTCCGGAGGGCGGCATGAGCAAGCAGAAGTCGAAACGCCAAAAGTCGTACCGGCCACGCCACGTCCAGACTGACCCGATCAGCTGGGCAATCGCCGGCGTACACACCCTTCCGCTCGCATCGCAGCAGGCGACGGTGCGGCCCGTCGACGCCGCAGTCCTGCTGCTCAAGCAGGGCAGGGCCGCGCGCGAGGACTGGAACGTGGTCTGCCAGGCGCTGAACATCGCCGAGGAGCTGGCCAAGCTGCAGATCGGCTCGAACTTGCTCCCGCAAATCCTCGCCGGACAGCAGGCGTTGCGCTCGATCGCCTTCCGGATGATCGGCAAGGGCTCGGCCACTTGCTACGGCGCCGAGCTGGCTGCGATCGACGAGGCGCTGGCGATGTATCGCGCTCAGCTCCGGCTGTGCACCCAGGCGGAGCTGGGGCGCGCGGTCAACCGCGTCAAGCAGTTGCACGCGAGTGGCGCGATGGACGACGTGGGGCGCATGTACGAGCAGATGCAGAAAGCGGCGTAGCTCGCGAGGGATGTTGGCGGTTAACAACGCCGCCAACACCCGTTACCACATTGCACTGTCATCGGGTGCTCGTGTGGTACATTCCACACGACTCAACGGAGACCAGCGCGCCACATGAGCTTTGCCGAACGCCACCTTCACGCATGCGGATCGAACGACCTGACGGATGACGCCGTGCACCACCAGGTCGAAGTGCTCCAAGCCTCCGGGCTGGCGGACCGCTACGCGCGCGACATCGGCTCGCTGCTGCACCGGGTCAAGTACGGCAATGCGATGAAGCGCTGCTTCGAAGGCGACGCGCACTCGATGGTGCAGCTCGAGCGCGAATGGCGCGCGATCGTCGAGAAGAAGGCTCGGGCGCGTCAATGGATCAAGCAGGCCGACTGGCCCAAGATCGGCCACCTGTTCCCGCGCATGGTCGAGAAGGTCGCCCAGGTCTCGCTGGCGCACTACTTGGCCAGCAACTGCCCGGTGTGCACCGGTACCGGCAGCAAGCGCGAGGCGGGCGTAACGATGATCTGCCCGGCCTGCAAGGGGACCAAGATCGCGCAGATCGTCAGCACACCCGAGTGCAAGCTGTCAGCCTACGAGATCGAACTGGCGCGACAGATGTCCGACGAGCTGCTGGCGCTGGAGCAGGTACACGCCGGCGTGGCGAGCGTGAAGCTGCGGAGGGAGGCGTGATGGCCCGAAAGGATGTTAGTGACCAGCAGGTGTGCCAAGTATATGCCGATGAGGCAAGCGGGCGGCGC